ATGCCATACTTATTGCCATTCGGGTGCATAAAGCATGGCACTGCGTTAAGCACATGCTCATAGCCTGCATAGTTGATTAGTGGAACAATAACAGCCATGACATGCCCCCTTACGGTCGCATTGATTCAAAGACATCATCAAAGCCTTGATTCTTGAACGCTGACAGCAGCGTTGGTATAGCTGCGAAGAACGCATTGATCGTTGCCACGTCGACATGTGACAGCCCAGTTTGCCCCGAGAAGTCACTATCCGCAAACACAAGCGGCGCACCACTCGGGCCCCCGTTGTCGCGTTGAGCGCGCAAGCCGTCAAGGCTATAGAGCACATCCATGAGCGCGGGGGCCCGCTGCACACATTGCCTGGCAAGCGTGCGCCGCTTCTCAACCTGATCGACTGCCATGGCTTTACTCCCATCTTTATACGGTGTAATTCCCTGAAAAGCGAATGTCGGCAATGCCGCCAACCAGTACCAGCGCTGCGCCTTGCGTGACATTGACCGCAATGTTGCTGCCCGATTCGAAAAGGTTTGCGAGTAGAACCGTATCAACAATAACAGCTGCCAGCATCGTACGGGCCCCGGTTAATGTTATACCCGTCCAAGCTCCGAACGTTAACGCGCCCGCGATATTACGGCCCGTGGTTGCTGATGTTATTGGCAATCCACCGATCTGTAAGTTGCCCGTTGGCGCAACCGCTATCGCGGTGATTCTGACTCGCCCCTCGACAAATACCTGATTGCCAATGCGTGACCATATGCCGCCCGTGTTGGCAGCATCATACGTAAACGTGCCTGCAATGGTTGAGCCGACAAACGTTGGTGTAAATACACCCGTATCATAGAATGAAGTAAAGCCAGGTATGGCCCCCGGCACCTCGCGAGTCTCTGTCCTACTAAGCCGCTTATGATCCGCGTAGAGCATCTTGAGCATGTCATTCTGATCGCTCATGTTACGCTCCTGAGCCCGCATGCCATGGTGCGCCCGCTGCTGTTGATTGTTTCGCGGATCAGGTCAAGCCTGACATCATACTGCTGGATGCCAAACGGGGGGCCGCCCATCTCGGCTGTTACAATATCCCCGAGATCAAAGTTTATGCCGCGCGTCGCCGCTGGCGTCTCGACTAATTCACCCGTGAACAGGATGAGCGGTCGACTTGCCCTTAGCTGGCTGTCTGCCTCATCGTCGACCGCTGCCTGTATCGCAACGTTGGTTGCATCCCGAAACATTTCTTTTCTGCCAAAGGGAGAAGCCGCCGCCCGCGTCGAATCAAACGCTGTCCCGATCATCCGCAAGTCCTCTTCCCCTTGCCCGCCCGCAATAATGAAGTTGGCCGACTCAGTGTAGTCTATGACAAGGTGTGGATTGACAAGGTTTCCGCGCTGCGTCCCGAGGATGACCGGGCTGGCAGAGCTTGCCCGGCGATCTTGCCCGCGCTGTGTAGCATAGGTGCGTAGCTCTAAGGTCGACTCGGTTGGCGCGAATATTTCAAAGGTAAGATAGGTGCCTGCGGTTGTCGACGCCTGGGCTAGATCGGTCGCAACGTCGAGCAAATTGCGCCGCGCGCCGCTGTACCGGAGTGATGCGCCCGCACTGACATCAGCTTGCTTTGTGAGGTATGCCGACACATCCGCGTATGTCTCAACCCCATCCCGACTCGCGCCGACTATCCCGCTCAGCATCTGTTGGCTCATATACTCTTTGATCAGATCGTCGGCAAAGTCCGGGCCTTTTGTGGTAAATGCGCTGCCTGCTGCATACGCAATAATGCGTCTGTCGAGTAGGTTTGTCGCATGGAACGCACGTACAAAGATCGAGCTTTGGCCAAAGTCGATATACCTGATCTGAAAGATCGCCCCGTTGTCGAGGTATGGCGGCCGTCCGTTGATCGCGCGCCATACGCCGATCCGCCCATCCTCGATAAGCCATGCCGGATCGAAGCTAGCAGGTAAGGTTGTCTCAAGCACACCGATCGCGCCTGGGCTGCAATTAAGTGTCACGTCGAGCGGCACCGTCGACTGTCCTTCGGCCGCAGGCGTGCCGTAGGTTGCACATTCGACAAGCGGCACCCCAAACGGATCACCGAATCGCAGTGTCGTAAATACTGCCATTATGGCACATCGTCTAAGCTGGCGTATGCGGGCCGAAAGAATATATTTGAGGTAACGGTACTGTCACCTGCTAGCACGCTGAAGTTATTGATCCCAGGCTGCAAGAAAAAGTCAGCAGTATTGGAGCCCGGCATAATGCCGCCCGAAACATCGCCCATGAAGGTCGACTGAAACGATAGATTGTCAGGTGTGAATACCATGGTGATTGTTTCGCCTGGCAGCATCGTAAGGCTTGTGTAGATAGCTCTGCCGGTTGTGGTATTAATGATCTGGTATATGCGCGCTGAGCCGCTTGTGGGCCCTGTCAGAACGATTGTAGGATACGATCGCGCGGTGCCTGGGTTGGTGACAGCGGTTGTGCCTGCTGCCGTTGCGGTGCCGGTTGTGTTGAAGCCAACATACACCGTCGCATTAGAGTCGATCGCTAATGCGTTCACCCGAGGTGTACCGGGTAGATTGATATCCGGTGACAGGAACTGCGCGCCATTCCACAGCAGGAAGTTGTCAATTGGAGTAACACCGCTGGCAGTAAGAAAGCTATCCCCGCCAACATATAGCAGGTTTGTTGTTGGGCTATAGAGCAAGGCGAATACTGCCGGAGTCCCGCCGCCCGGTGTAATACCGGATGACAACGGTTGCCACTCGACGCGGTTGGTTTTGCCGATCATGGATACTGCGATAGCCCCGGCCAGCGTAAAGCTGCCGCCGCCATACAGATTGAACGCGCTGTCAAGTGCGAGTGAATAGGCCGCAGCATTTAAGGTACTGCCGACTGAACTAAACGCGGTGCCGTTCCACTTTGCAATGATCGGCACCGCCCCGCCAAAGGTGCCTGTCGACGCCGCGTAGATGTTGCCCGCTTTGTCAGCTACAATCGCGTTCACATCCGCGCTCGATCCGGTCGACAGTGCAGACCATACGCCGGCTGGAGTCATCTTGGCAATACGGTTGGCTGCCACGCCGTTGATCGTGGTGAACGTGCCGCCGACGTACAGGTTCCCGTTCGAGTCGAACGCGGCGCACGCGACAATGCCGTTGGCTGAGCCCCCTGCCGTAATGCTTTGCCATGCGCCGCCATTCCAACGCGCTAGGTTGGCAGTGTTCGCCACGCCTCCAAAGTTCGTCGCAATATCCCCGCCCGCGATTACTTGCCCATCCGGCGCAACCGCTAAGGTATACACCGCGTTGCCCGTCGAGCCTGAGCCCATGGCAGCCCATGTGTTGGTCGACGGCGTATAGACCGCGATATGATTGGTTGATCCTACGCCGCCCGCGCCCGTATAGGTGCCGCCCGCGTATATCTTGCCGTCGAGGCCCACGGCAATAGCCAGGACATTGCCGCCCGTCATGCCGGTGCCCAGGGCAGACCACACGCCTGCACTCGATCGTTGCACAATCGCGTTGGCGTTGCTTAGGCTTTGCTGCACTGCCAGTGATGCGCCCGACTCGCCATCGGCTAGCACAACGCCTAGATACTGGGTGAACGTGATAGGCGCAACGCTGGCTACATGGTTGTCGGTTTGGCCCTCTAAGCCCCCTTGATACTTGCCAACCAAGCGGCATGTTGTGGTCGACAGTTCGCCGCATTCGTCGACCACATCACGCAGCAGGACAAGCCGCTGATCCTGGGCAACTAGATCGCGATCGAGCAACCGTGACAGGCCCCCGCGCTGCTGCCTGAGATCGAGGTATCCGCCGCTTAGACTCTCAAAGTTGCCCTGTACAGTAAACTGCCTGCTAGGCTTACGGGTATAGTCATCGTATCCGCCATCTATCCTGGCATACTCAGTACCAACATTCTGCGGCGGCGCAAGGCCCAGGCCGATCAGTGCAGTAAGAAAGAATCCAAATTTACTAAAAGGTATCACCATGCCCCCCGCGCGTGTCTGGGCTGTGCGCACGCTTGTGGATGCATGCGGAGTCCCATTCCAATAATATGCCGGTGGATTCTGATTCGGTACTAGGCCCTGTTGGCTGCCGTCTATATAGGTGCTGACCGTTTCGCCCGCCGCTATCACCTCGACTTGTATCCCGTCGATATAGAATAGCGCGGTGCTGGCATGATCGAGCTTATTGATCACAATATTGCGTGTCTGCGTCGATGTCTCAGTGTAATATATCCACTGCCATTGCCAACGGCCCGAGGCTACAAAGTCGCGTGATGATAGCAGCACCCCGCCCGAGGTGTAGACCGCGATCCGGTAGCGCAGTCCCGGCACCGTGCCGCGAAATTTGCATGACACAGCGTAGGTAACACCTGATGTCATGGCCACGGCTTGAAAGGCCCCATCTGTCAGCGCGGCTGTTGGCGTGATAGCCAGGCTATAGGCCCCGTGGTATTGAAACGTTGTCGACCGCGCAACACTGCCAGCCCCGAATGCTGTCCAGTTAGTGATATTGGTTTCTAAACTAGGGTTCGTCAGCAGGTTTGTACGCTGTACCGGGATGATCACATAGATTCGATCGTCGAGCGGATAACCACTAACGACGGGCGGCAGCGTAAAGTATGCGCGTTCTTGCATCATAGCATTGCCGCCCTGGCTATGGCCATGCTATCGCGCATGACGGTTGGCGATTGATTAGAATAGATCGGCATATTTAGGTTGGTGACATTACTTGTCGACACGTTGGGCATAGTTGTTGTCGGGTTGGCCCATGGGTTGGCCTGTGGCGTGCTGAGCATGGCCACCAGGCCCGAGAGCTGATCAACCATAGCAATCTGGGCATCGGTTAGCTTAAGCTTCGGATCAGACAGCGATTTTACTATTTCGTTGATCTGTCCTACTAATTGCATTGCCGGGCTTGTCTGCCCTGCTTGGTTGGCATTAAACTGGGCTAGCTCTGCCGTCTGGGCTGCGTTGATCAGCGCCATCTGATTCTTGAGTCGCTCGACTGAATCGATCGACTCTTGCCTGGCTGCATCATCATTGATCTGGGCCTGCTGCGCTGCCTTGATGTCATTCTGCAATGACTCTCGCTGGCTGTCTGTCAGATCGGCATCCAATTTCGCTTGGATAGCCTTGGCTGCGTTGATATCCGTTGTGACATCTAGTTGCTTCTCTAGCGCATCGCGTTGCTCATCCGTTAAGTCCTGGGCTAGTTGCTTTTTCAGATCGGCTTCTCTCTTCTGATCCTCTATCCTTTGCGACTCCGCGTCGCGCGTTGCCTGTTCCTGATCTGCCAAGTCTTTCTGTAGCTTGGCATACTCTAATATCTGCTTACTCTTCAGCTGATAATACTTTGCGCCTTGCGCCGGATCGGCAAACTGCTGCGCCTCGACAGCCGCCGCCTTTAACGCGCCTTCG